GCCTGCCCGGCCGGTGCCCGCGCGGTCTGGCAGAACGAGATCGCCCGCTGGCTGCCCGCATGGTCCGCCCGGGTGTTCGTCATGGAGCCGGGCGTCAACATCGCGCAGGTCCAAAAACGTCTTTCCGACCCAGCGCCCTTGGTCCTGGTGATCGCCTACGACGAGCTATCCAAGCTCGACAGCAAGCTCCCGGCCTACCTGGCGCAGGCCGCCTGGGACCTGTTGATCGTCGACGAGGCGCATTACCTCAAGAACTTCTCCAACCGCACCAAGGCCCTGTACGGCACCGCTGGCGACAACGCCGGCATCCAGTCGTCATGTAAGCATGCGATCCTCCTGAGCGGCACGCCCACCCCTAATCATGCCGGCGAGCTGTGGCAGCATGTCCGCACCTTCTGGCCGGGCACGATCGTGCTCCCGCGTAAGGGCCGCCCGATGACGCAGCCCGAGTTCGAGGAGCGGTATACCAAGTATCGGGACACCGTGTACGGCCGCCAGGTCACCGGGTCGAAGAACCAAGCCGAACTCCGAAACAAGCTCACCCCGATGGTCCTTCGGCGCCGCAAGGACCAGGTGCTGCCCGAACTGCCGCCGCTGATCCTGCAGGACATCCCGCTGGATCAACCCAAGGACCCACGTCTCACGCCTGCCGCGCAGGCGCTCGCCGGCCGGTTGACCTGGTCCCTGAGCAATCAGCGTATCAGCGATGACCTGCTGATCAAGGCGCTGCACACCCCTGATGCGCAGCTCACCACCCTGCGCCGTGAACTGGGCGAACTAAAGGTCCAGCCCACCATCCTCTGGGTCCAGGAGCGCATGAACAGCACGAACAAGATGCTCTTGTTCGCGTGGCATCACTCGGTGATCGAGCACCTGCGGCGTGGGCTGGAGGAGTTCTCACCCGTGACCATCACCGGCGAGACCAGCCCGGTGGGCCGCGCCAACGCCATTGATATGTTCCAGCACCGTCCGGGGGTGCGCCTGTTCATTGGCCAGGTCCTGGCCGCCGGGACCGCGATCACGCTCACCGCGGCATCCGAGGTGGCGATCGTCGAGCCGTCCTGGGTGCCAGGCGAGAACGTCCAGGCGATCTGCCGCGCGCACCGTCTGGGTCAGCGTGACAGCGTGCTGGCCAGCTTCCTCTACCTGCCTGGCACGCTGGACCAACGCATCATGGCGACGTTCCGCCGCAAGGCGTCCGAGATCTCAGAACTCCAGGGAGACGATGTACATGCAAGTGCAACTCACGATGACGTTCGACGCAAGCGAGACGCCGGATCTCGCCAACCGGCTGGAGACGATCATCCACGCCGCGGGCAACGTGACGGTGGTGCCAGCGTCGGGAAAGAAGTCACCCGATCCGCAGCAACAGCCGATCTCGCCAGGTGATCCTTCGGCATCGGGTCTAATGTCAGCGGACGCGCTCAAGGCGCAGCGTCAGGCGCAGGCGGCGAACGCCCGCGCGGCGAAGGCGAACAAGGACCGCGTGTCAGGTGCCGCGCAGCAGGCGCCGGTCGATCTCTCCGGGACCAATGGCGTCGGGGACCAGGCCGAAGGCGATGATCCTGATGCCGCGGACGACATGGGCCTGGTCCCGCCGTCGATGTCGCCTGGCGAGGCGCGTGACGCGGCCCTCGTCCTGGTGCGCGAAGCCTATTCATCGGGCCACACGGCCGAGGTGAAGGCGCTTCAGAAGCAGCTCAACGTCGCCAAGTTCTACGACGTGCCGCCCGAGGACGGGCATAAGTTTTACCAGCAGGCGATGAAGCTGGCGCAAGGCGTGGGTATCCGCCAATGAGCGCGGCAGCTATCGCGAAAGCAATAGCGGCGCTCGGTATGGCCGAGAAGCAATTCACGGCCTACGCGGAGCATCATCACGCGAAGGGCGCTGATGACAAGGCAGGCACGAACTACGGATTTGCGACCCTATGTGGGGACGCTCTGGAACACATGCGGTTATTTTTCACAGACGGTGGGTGGGTTAGCACTATGAGCGGTGAAGACCCGCGTGTCCCGACGCGCATCGTCACACAGCTCGCGGTGTCGGCCGCCGCTGGCCACCGTGATGTTCTCTATGCCCTTGGGTCCGATGGCTCTGTCTGGCGGCTGGTTGTCAAGCTGGACCAGACCTGGAGCCAGCTGCCATCGCTGCCGACTACGGTAGCTCCGCTGCCTGCCGACAGCGCCACAGTTCCGGTCGCATGAAGACCCCGGCGCACTCTCTCCTGGGCGCGTCAGGCGCATATCGCTGGCTGAACTGTCCTGGCAGCTTCCAACTTAGCCTGACCGCGCCGTATCGGCCCTCGTCGATCTACGCCGTGACCGGGACCATCGCGCACGACTACATCGAGAAGGCGGTGCGCGACGCGATCACCCAGGGTCGGCGTCCTGGCGAACTGATGGTGGACCAACAACGCGAGCTAGGCCGTGTGTGGTCCCGCGAAGGTCACGCCGTCATGGTGGACCAGGACTTCATCGACGGCATCAACGCGATGCTGGACTACGTGCGCGAAGCTGCCACGCAATCCGATTGGTGCAACGTCGAGTTCCGCATCGAACTGGATGATTATTTCCCCAAAGCCAGTCCGCCGCCGGTCAACCTGTTCGGTCGCGTGGACGTGGCGCTGCTCGATCTGCTGACCGAGACGCTGGAGGTGATCGATTACAAGAACGGCGCAGGCGTGATCGTCACACCGATCGAGAACCCGCAGCTGCTGTATTACGCCGCCGGCGTGCTGCGTGCGCTTCCCGACAACCAGCGCCGTCAGGTCCGCCGCGTGAAGCTCACGGTCGTGCAGCCACATGCTCCGGGGATGAACCCGGTGCGCAGTTGGGAGACCACGGCGATCGATCTGCTCATGTGGGTGGACGACACGCTGGTCCCCGGCGTGAACGCCTGCGCCAGGGACGACCCACCGCTGGTCCCCGGTTCATGGTGCCGGTTCTGCCCGGCACTGCATGCTTGTCCCCGTCTGATGCAGGACGCAGTCGACATGGCGAAACGCGAGTTCGATGACGTTGTGCTGCCCAATGATCCCGATGAACTGGCCAAGGCGCTGGACATCGCCGAACGCGCGCTGACCTGGGCGGGTGCGCTTCAAGCTCATGCGCTCGAACAATTACAGCGCCAGGTGCGCATCCCGGGCTGGGAGATGGTTCCGACCCGTCCCACGCGTAAGTGGGTTGATGATGAGAGCACCACGGTCGGCGTTCTTAGCACCCTGGGTGTGAGTGATGACGTGATCTGGGAGACCCGGCTGCGGTCCCCGGCGCAAGTCGAGAAGGCGCTCGTCAAGACCACCAAGGGCCGTCGCGTTTGGCAGGACCAAATCGCCGATATCCTGATCGAGAGCAAGTCCTCCGGTGTCAAGCTCGCACGGTCTCAGCGCGCGGATGCAAAGGGGGAATTCCAAGATGCTGAATGATAAAGACGCGCAACTGATGGCGCTGCGGCAGCAGCTGACAATCATCGATACAAGGCTGATGGCGCTGCGCCAGGTGACGGGCGCTGCGCAGCGGCGGATCAAGATCTGCATCGAACAGCTCGAGTACGTTCTCGATGACCGCTCCAAGCTCAGCGACTGGGGTGGCTACGATGACATCCGCCAAGTGATCCTCAGCCTCAAACACATCAACGACTTCATCCTCGGAGAACCTGACCATGGCTAGTATCCGCACACCGATCGGCATCCTCTCGTTCCCTGTCTTGTTCAGCCCGCGCCCGCGCGCACCGGGCGGCGAGCCGGTCTACCAATGCAGCCTGTTGTTCGATCAACAGGCGCAGAAGCACCCCGACTTCATCGCGTTGCGCAAGGCCGTGCGCGACTGCATCGATGACCAGTGGGGTGCCGGCAAGAGCCAGGACCGGGCGTTCGTCGCCGGGCTGCGCAACCCGTTCCGACCCACCTCTGAAAAGGCATACAAGGGCTATGACATCCCAGGCGGCGTGTTCATCTCGCCCTGGACCAAGTCACGCCCCGGCGTGGTCGACGCGCAGCGCAACGAGATCACCGTGCCGGACGACATCTGGGCGGGGATGCACGCCCGCGCCACCGTGGCGCCGTTTGCTTACAACCAGGCCGGCAACCGCGGTGTCAGCTTTGCCCTGAACAACCTGCAGATCTGCCGGATGGACGGTGAACGCCTCGACGGCCGGCGCGCGGCCAAGGAGGACTTCCCGGACTACGACGGCGAAGGCGCCGCGGCGATGGCGGACGAGGAAGTGCCGTTCTGATGGCCGGTATCGGCTCGTTCAGACGAGACGGTTCAGACACGATGATGGCTGGCGCGCTGGCTGTCGCGCCAAGCCTGAGAACACTTAGGGGGAGAGTTCTATCATGTCTTTATATTAACGAAATGACAGACGGTGAGCTGTTGGAGGCATACCGTCAGCGATATAACGGCGGAGAATATAGAAGCATAAGCACGAGACGGCGTGAACTCGTGGACATGGGGCTTGTGGTAGACACGAGCAGAAGAAAGCTTAACCCTAGATCTGGGGTGCAGAACATTATCTGGTCGCTCACTTCGCGCGCTGTACATCTGTTACAAGATACACGCGTCGTAGATGTATCCCAACAAGCACCTGTTTCACAAATCGATGACGAGGATTATCCGTTTTAACGATGCGCCTGGTCCTTGACCTGGAGACCACGTCGACCGCGGATCTGCGCAAGACCGGCAGTCACGCCTACGCCGAGCATCCCGACACCCGGATCACTGTGCTGTGCTACGCGATTGATGACGGTCCCGTTCGCACCGTCATCGATCTCGATCAGGAACCGCTGGATTTCTATGACGCGGTTAAAGCGGGCGCGGTCGTTGTCGCGCATAATTATAGTTTCGAGTGGAACTTGTATTACGCCAAACTGGTCCCACGGGGCTGGCCGGTGGTCCCCTTGTCCCAGTGGTCCTGCACTATGGCGCGGTCCCTGGTCGCGGGTTACCCGGCGTCCCTGGAACGTCTCGGTCCTGCGCTTGGCCTGACCGCCCGCAAGGATGCCGGTGCGCGGGACCTCATGTTGCGCTTCGCCCGGCCCCGGACGCTCGATCCGCTGACCTGGTGGGACCGGACCGATCCGGTTCGGTTCAAGGCCCTGTGCGACTACTGCGCGGGTGATGTGGCGGCCGAACGCGAACTCGACCGGCGGGTGCCAGAGCTGTCGCCGCGGGAGCGTGCCGTGTTTGAGTTGGACCACGCGATCAACCAGCGTGGTCTCGGTGTCGACCACCACCTGGTCGACGAACTGGCCGTGCTGGCCGACCGTGCCCGGGACCAGCTCACCAAGGGCATCAACCAGCTGACCAATGGTCAGGTGCGCAGCCTCAACCAAATCGTCCAGCTGCGTGACTGGCTCAAATTCCAGGGTGTCGACACGCCGGACCTGAAGCGCGCCACCGTGCGCGCCCTGCTGCAGGACGACACCCTCGCTATGCCGCCCAGGATCGCGCTACAGGCCCGGCTCGACGCCAGCCGGTCATCCACGGCCAAGCTCGCCGCCATCGCCTCTGCGCGGTCCCACGACGGCCGCGTGCGGGGCACCTTCCAGTACTATGGCGCGGCCAGGACCGGTCGCTGGGCCGGCCGGCGGCTTCAGCCGCAGAACCTGTTCCGCGGCTCGATCAAGGATGTCCCCGCGGCACTCAGGGCGATCCGCGCCGGTGCTTCGCCCGAGGATCTGGAGCTGCTGTTCGAGGACAGCGCGCTGGGCGTGGTCGCGAGCTGCCTGCGCTCCACCATCATGGCCGGACCATTGCGCCGCCTGGTGGTCGCGGACTTCGCCCAGATCGAGGCCCGCGTGCTGGCGTGGCTCGCCGGTCAGCATGATGCGCTGGCGGTGTTCCGCC